TCCATTCTCTGATTTGACCTCAATATCAATCGTCACAAGATTCATTTTCTTGAGGTCAAATTTTATCTCATTCTCTGGGTATCTGTCAGAAATATACTGATATATGTACCTGTTATTACCATATATCTCAAAATTTTCTACATTTTCATGACTTCTAATAAATTCTCTGGTCTCTCTGACAGTACCAGGTTGTATGCTCTGCACATACTTGCCATCTAGTGTCCTGTATTTTGTTTTTTTCTTGCTAGGAACAAACATCGTGGGTTGAAAAGACTCCCTCGATGTAAAACTTTTGCCACCTTCATATCCACGGACGAGAAAATCGTTCCCGACCATCTGAACATTTGTATAATATCTCATACAGAGAGTGTAGCAGAGATTGTCTCTCCTTTCAACTCTCTTTCACGTTCACGAAATAGTCTGACAAAATTATCAAACATATACTGTATGTCCTCACGACTCATATAGGGTTTAGGCATGTTCAAATATGTACCCTGATCATCACTTCTCATTTCAACAATCAAATCATCTTCAATAAATCCACCTTGGACACACATATCTCTCATGGGTGTGCCATGGTAGGGTGTGTAAATGAAAGCATTAGTGTCATTACATCCCAGTCTTGCTGCTAACTCAACAGATTGCATGCAATGCTCCATAGTTTCATATGGATATCCTATTATAAAATTACAGGTGGTAGAAAGACCTGCTTCTCTTGCTATTCTAAATGCTTCTATTGCTCTCTCATTCTCATATATCCTACCAATAACATCCCTACGGAACTGATAATCACCATGCTCTACACCCATATTCAATTTTAAACAACCCAACTCTTTCAAAGTTTGTGCTTGATAGGGTGTCAGTAATTCTGGTCTTGTTTGAGTAAAGAATGGTAATTTATATTTGGAATACATTTCTGCCCACTCGTCAAAACCTTTCTTTGACATGGTAAGGAACGTATCTGTAACAATCCATAGAACTTCTATGTCGTGCTTCTCAATTAGATCTATAATCTCTTCTTCTTGATGTTTTACTGTTCTCTTTCTAAAAAATAAACTATCCGTCTCACCTTTGTAAAGTGCTGCATTGGATGGTGAGTTGCAAAACTTACACTTGAATGGACATCCACGTTGTGTTTCTACCGTAGCAATTTTTATTATCTTACCAGCAAAGGGTCTATACAATGATCTCTCATCAAATATTTCATGATCAGTTGGTGGTAAAGTATTGACATTCATTGCAGGTCTCATCGGATTAGGATGAACGTTCATCAGATGATGACCATCTTTACCTTCACTTATAAGATCCATCAACTCTGGAACTACCTCATCACCCTCCCCTCTCAAAATGTAATCACACTTACCTTCAAATGCTTGTGGAAAATAGGTACAAAAAACACCACCACATACACTGATGAATTTTCTATCAGTCACTTGATCCATGAATTTTTTCCACAGATAATAAGTGTCTTCAACAACTGATGATATGATAACGTCTGGTTTGAATTCTATAACTTTGTTTCTCCATGCTGTGTACATATCTGTATCTTCAAGCATGAACATATTAGGATCTAGATCATCTCTTTCCCACTTGTACTCTGGGAACATTTGTCTTTTTTCCCTCTCCTTATCTCTGTCTGGTCTAGCAAACTCCGAATCCGTATCTACTGGATACCATGTAGCATCAAACAATTCCATATTATGATAACCTGCTCTCTTCAAACAAGCAGATATAATAGCAACACCACCAGGTGGTGTCACTCTCATATGTTGGTTAGGGTATAACCATAATATTCTAAGATTTTTCTGTGACATTAGTTGCTGTCAATGCCTGATACTTATCTAGTTGTTTCTTGTCTGGTTCTATTATAGTCAAGAAACTATCTGAATGCACCATCATTTCACGTTGTGTTGTAAATGAAGGCCAAGACTCAAGAAACTCACCCTTTAGTTCAAAGGGATCTATAAGTTTACAATCAGGTTCTCCCATCTCAGATCCAACCTCCTCTAACCTAGTAATAAGAACTAGGTTGTTCTTGAATAATATAATTTTTATCATAATGAAAGACTCTTTGATTTCAAGTTTACCACAACTGTACGTACTTTGTCAATATAACCTTGGTTCCGTAACTCCTTGAACACCATGTTCTCGAAACCATACTCTCCATACTTCTGTAATGAGACTGACCTACTATCTCTTAGTTTCTTGACCAGTTCTCTCAATCCTTCTGCATTTTCATTCTTGATGAATGCATCTATTCTTGTTTTGAAGTTGTTTACTTTCTTCTCTATCTCCTTCTCCTCAACATCACCCTCTACTCTTTCAGGTTCTTGTATCCATGTCTTCTTCATAAGACTATACACACCTTGACTCTTCTTACGTGTAACCTTAGGTCTTTCAATGTATGGTTCTGCTTTGACACCATAGATCGTGACGTTGTGAGTCAATTCCCACAGAGTTTTCTTGTCCATGTAGTATTGATCAAGTAGATCTGGGTTACAATCAGGTATAAACTTAGGATCTACAACGATATGCACATCCAGATCAGAGTATTGTGTGTAATTATACCCTGCGTTACCACCAAGTAAAAGAACATCCACGATTGCTCTCTCATCTAGATCAACATAAGCAGCGAATGCTTCTGCAAAATTCATCAATGCCTCATTTACCTCAGGCTTGAGAGAATCCCCAATCCAAAAGGTTGGATTGAGGATTTCTGTGAACCTAAGAGTCAGTGACTCTCTAAGGTCTTTGGGTTTGATGTGTCTTCGGACTCTTGAATACATGTATGTATTTAGAGCCAATCTTTTCGCTGCTGTGCCTTTGGTATAACCTTCTCAATGTCTATGAGTAGTAGACCATCTTGAAATCTAACATTCTTGACAACAAGTTCCTCTGGTAATGACCATGCACGAGTGAATGCTCGTTGTGCTAGTCCTCGATGTACATACTCATGATCCACACCGTCTTCCTTCTTGCCCTCTATCACAAGTTGTCCTTCTTGTGTATAGACTTTTAGATTCTCTTTCTTGAATCCTGCTGCTGCTACCTCAACCCTATACTCATGATTCGATAACTTTATCGTATTATAAGGTGGGTAGTTTTGTATTGGTGTATCAAACTGTTGTGACCAGTCATCAAAACCAATCATGTTTCGTCTTATCTTATTGAGATAATCGAATGTGTCTGCAGTAGACAAAGTGATACTGCCATCTGTGCCAAACATAGTGACCTCCTAAAGCGTCTAGTTGTAAATGTCCCCGAAGGCGACACTACTAATTATAAAAGTTTGCATAAAAATAGGGGGGCGGTGAACCCCCCAACAACACTGCGGTTTCTCCTACTCTAATAGTGTTCGGCATCTAGTGATACAAGTTTTATCAGCAACATTACATTCTGCTATGCATTCAAAGTAATCGTCTACTAGATCTAGTTTTGTCGGATCACCGACAGCAGTATGTGACCAGGATTTTAGATTATTGAATGACACGATGTTGTGCATTATCTTGGTATGAACACACAATTATTTAGTCTATTCTACCGTCTTTTTCTTACCAATGTTATATTTTGTTTCAAGAGTCCAATTAGATTTTTCTTTATATGATATAACTTTTATTTGATTCAACGGTGCTATATCTAAAGGTTCATCTATAAGAGTGGATACCAATCCCCAGTCAGATAATAATTGTATTATCCTATTTCTTCTTTGTACATCATTTATACTAAGATTTGCTTTCTTACCATCAAGTGCAAACAATTCTTTGAAGTGTACGATATAATACTTACCCTGTTTGTGAAGTATGTGACAGGATTGATATAGTTTCTTTTCTTTTCTGGATGCTACTCCTATTCTTGTAAGAGTTTCTCTGACTTTCAAAAAATCATCTGGTTCAGACAATAATATCTCTATCATTTTGTCTGGAGTCCAATGATATTCTGGTTCCACGCTGTTCATTTCAATCCACCAACTTCAAGTTTGTTTTCTATAAATCTAATTTGTTGTTTGGATAGAAGTGGGAGTACTTGTTTCGCCTTTTCATTACTATAACCATAGTATTTCTTGATAGACTCAAGGTTCTTCAACTCTTCTTTCCTAATCCAAGGTGCAAACCTCTTCTTAGATCTGAGAGTATTTAGATAAAAATCATATTGCAACTGCTTATCAAGATCTATATTCATATTCATCTCATTGACATACATGATGCAGTCAAGGTGACCTGATAGGCATCTGTTGATGATATAAGGTGAATAATTTTTGATACAATCTGGATCTTCCTCTACCAAGTTTTTCTTGGTGCTGTTGATAGAATTCAACCAATCCTTTAGTTCAACGGTCAATGATCCTCTCCTTCATCTCTGGTGTCCAGTTATCATAATAACCTGTTTTCATTAGTTGTGCTCTTGCTTCTTCTAATTCCTTACGTTTCTGCACAATTAATAATGCAAGTCCACTGTTTATTCTAACACCTGACACCTCTTCTATTTTTGTAGGGTGCTCATCATAAAAAATAAACTCAGGATACCTGTCATGATATACAGCACAGGTAATCTCTAAGTCATGTGGTAAGTATGGTGTATCCTCGAACTCGTATATTACTACTTCCTTATTCCAATTTGCAAGATCTTTATCAAACGAATCAAATCCCTCAAACTTTTTGACCTCTACGTTACCATCTAACCATGCTTTCTTAGCAAAAGGACATGGTGGTAGGTTGTCAAATACCTTATTAGGTTCACTAAGAAAGTCCAGTATCCAACTTTGTAGGTTTGGGTTTGATGATGATTCTGTTGTTTTCATAATCTGCTCTGAAGTCAAGTCTCACACTAGGATCCCAACACATCTCCTCATACAACATGTTGAGACGTTCCATATCTTCGTATAGATCTTCTACTCTATCCATGGTCTTTCAAGAAATCACTGAGTGAAGATTGGAACTGACCCTCATTTTCTTTAGGGTCAAACTTATCGTATCCTTTCATTCTCTTCCATTCATTATACATTGCACCTAGTAACCACGACTGAGATAGACTCTTTGCTCCATTCTCTAGGAGTTCTTTCTGTCTTTTAGTGACATGTTTGTAACCTAGGTAATCTTCCCTCCAGTTACTGTCATCGTAAGGTTTACTTTGTGTCATAGGTAAAGGTTTTCCCTTTCTTCTGGGTTTCATTTTCACCAGAACGACCAGGTCTCATCTTCCCAAGTTTAATATTTTTCTTGGGTAACCCACCTTTTCTGGTTCTCTTCAGTGTAGCATCTTTATTACCTTTTTGCTGAGTTATCACCGCATCCTGACCATATTTTTTACCTAGTGATTTGACTGCCTTCTTGAACTTTCTTTTACCCATCTTACCAGATTGTATCACATGACTTCTTTCCTTGACTCTTTTAGTCTTACCAGTTTTCTCATCCTTTTCATCATATTTTCCAGTCACTTTAGTTGCACCCTTTCCAAACTTGCCACGAATATCTTTATCAAGTTTTCTTGCCCTTGCTCTATTCTCTTTATTGGATTTGTCTGCTCTTGATGCTGACACAATAGCAGTCCCACCTTTATCTGAATGTGATTTTAGACGAGACATACTACTCTCTTCTAACTCACCTCTGACATCATCGATAAAATCTCTAAATGTTTTCATAATTGGTCAGTACAAGTTCCTTTCTTTTCTTTTGTTCTTTGATGTAATCGCCAGTAGATCTCATCGTGTAGGTGTGATCGTACTCTGCTGCTTTCCAATCAGCGAATCTTCTTTTATTTAGATTTGAGGAATTATAACTGACAAGCATATTATTATCTGAACTACAACATGCTTCAGAAAATCTGGTGTGATGGAAGTATTTTTGCATACCACCCTTCTTACCATAAAGGTTTGATCCTATCTCATATGGTGGGTCAAGGTATATAAAAGCATTTTTACCATCAAGCATGTGTTCATAAGATAAGTTTGTTATCGCCCAATCTTTGATTATATTTTGATACCCCGATAGTTTCTCTATACCATTCATAGAAAAGTTAGAATCACTTGCCTGTGCTGAGAAAGAACTATTCTCTCCTAGTCCACTGAAACTACACTTGTTGATAATATAAAAAGCAACTGCACGATCTAAGTCGTCACCAGTTGACACTTGATTCTTACACTCTATGAATAATTCTTTTGCTTTATCAGGGTCAGGATTT